GCAACCAATCTTGCTCTTGTTTCTCTATCATTTGGTTGAAAGACAAAATACATAGAAGAGTTTGAAATTGCTTTTTCAATTGTTAAGAAAAGTCTTCTAACATTAACTCTATCAAACGCAGAGTTTTTGTCTAGCATTGTTTTTTGTCCTCAAACCACTTTACCTTTACCTGCAAAAGAGACAACAGGATTCAAACCAGCAAGATAGAGACTATCTCTTTCACCTTTAGTTGGGCTTCAAGCTAATCTTCTAACACCATTTACAATGCCTCTGTTTAAGCCAGCAGGGGCAAACCAAGGATCAGTTGTAAAGTCATTTTGTGCATATATACCTGCAAGATAACCAGAAGAAGGTATTCATCTATATTTTCTATTAAATCTATCATAGACTTCAAACCAATTGGCATATGTAGCAACATAACTTGAATTAACATTGAAATTTGGTGAAGTAATACCTTTTCTTCACTGTACTAAATCAGTGGCTTCACTTCCTTTATTATTAACACAATCACTATAAGGGACATCAGCAATTAAGATACAATCTTGTCTTGCTTCAGCTAATTCCAGGCATGATCTTTTAACAGTGGTGGAATTATTGGAATCAATGACCATATTAATATCAATTTCTTCTCTTTCTGAATATAGATTAAATGCTTCCTGAACAATGCCATCAGGTAAAGAATCTCCTTGATTATCACCCCCACCCCCAAACTGTTCCGCATCTTCTTTTGCCCATGCATTAGGGACATCATTATTTTTTAATGATTCTTTAACTGCAATTCTAATAAGGCTTGAATTTTCATTAATTTTTGTTTCAATATATTTTGTAATGCCTTGATCATCATAAGAGCTTTCATCTAAAGAAACATTTCAGATTTCAACAAGGTTTCAAGTTGAACTACCTTGTGTTCTTTCTTCAACTGTTAGCAGTAAATCAGTATCATTTTCAAGTCTTGAATCGATAGAAGCAATAATGTTATAAAAATCACTTTGATTATTACCTGAACCAGTTCATCCAGAAACATCCCCACCAGAAAGGATGGTAGTTTGAGTAGTTTTATCTACAATACCAACTCTAACGTTATTACCTCAATATCCTCTATCTTTTGCAATAACTCAAAGGCTATCAGAACCAATCATTGTATCTGCTTCAATGTGAAATTCATCTGGATCATAGATATCACCAGTTATATATGTTTCTGTTTTAAGTGTTAGAGCAGAACCTGAAGTTCAAGTAGATCATGTATTTGTGCTACTTAGTTTTGCACCAGCAAATGATGCAGATTGTGGCATAGTTCTTGTGCAATACAATCTATTCCCATATTTTAAATATCCCATAGCTGAAAACATATCTTGATAACTATTAGATATTGAAGTATACACTCCATTTGCATTATATGATTTGTCTACTGGGATGCCAAATTCTGCAATTAACTGTTTCTCATTTGTAATAAGGGTTTGTTTCATTTCGGCACCATGGTATGTATTTCTTAATACTACTACTGCAACTGTGGTGTCAACACCTGCAATATATGTTGATTTGTCTATTTCATTGATATCCACCTGTGGTGAAACATAATAACTCATATCTATCCTCCATTTAATTTTTCATTCTATATTTCTATTTATATAAGACTATATAAATAGATAGTTTTGTAATTATAGCCTTATAAATCTATCATATTTAAAGGTTACAGTACTTTCAAGTTTTTCATTTCCATCTTGATATGACAAATCAACTTCCCCTAAAGCTTTTGGTCATATATTATTAAATCTTAATGTAGAAGTTACATTATTAAAATTATCTGTCATAATTAAATCAGCATCTATTTCAATGTTATCTTGTTTATGGCTTACATCCCCATTATAGATATACATCATTCAATCATACATTACATAATAACTATTAAACTCTGCATCAATATGAAATGTGGTAAGTCATTCACCATATTCAATGCCAGCATTTGTATATATTCTCCCACCTAAATGCCCAATTTCAATTTCTCCAATATCAATAGATGGAACAATTGTATTTGTAATATTTAAATGGAATGGTAAATCTTCATTGACAGTTGTTCCAGGTATTTTGGAAAAAATTAATTGAAAATTAGATTTACTTCCTTTAGATAAATGTGGCATTATTCAAATTTCTCATATCTTGTCATAATTTTAGCATCCTCTTTTCATCCTATTGTCAATCCTTCAAATTCTTCCCCACCCCCACCAGAAATCATATCAGTTGTCGTATCTCTACTATCAAAACTGTCATCATTTAAATAATATTTATTAGTCACCTTCAATATAGTTTTAACTGAATCCAATGCTTTAAATAGATATGTTTCAAGTTTAAATGTAAATGTTCAATGTATTTTTCTTACCATGTCCATTTCAATATTAACATCCTGATCAATACCAGCACTTTCTAATAAAATTTTCATATCCCATGTTAAATCTGTATCTGCTAAACCAACAACTGAAACTGCATGGGGATTAAAATATGATAATATCTGTTCTGTTATTTGATCCATTTCTGATAAATAATTGGTTGTTACATGTAATTCTAATGAAACATCATAAGGAACACCATTTTGATAAAATGTTATATCAGAAGAAGTTGTAGTAATTGGAATTTTAGTAAATTTACCTGATACTCTATCTTCTGCTCTGGCAATATCTAACATTTCAACCCCCATCATAGGGAATCTTTTTTCATATTTCCTATCATATGCTCAAGTATAAAATTTTTGTTTTGGTGCATATTTAATAGGAACCAAAACATGTTTTAAAATATTACCATCTTCATCATACTTTGCTATTTTTATATCATTAAACAAATCAAGGAACTGAATAATGCTCCTTCTTAGTGCTGCTAAGTAAAAGAAATTTTTCATTTATTAATACCCATATATTGCAGAATCAGGATTTAAATCAATATCATCTGATTCATCTTCAATTCAATCATTATCACCATAACCACTTAATTCTTTTGTTTCAAATCCTGGTTTATTAATATCAGGAAAGTCATCATCATCTGGTAAGAAATTAACAATACTTTCAGCAGAATCACTATCTTCTGAATGATTATAAGGTGTTAATGTAAATTCTCAAATCATTTTTTTGCCTTGAAATACACTTTGCTCACTTCCTACATTAGTCAATTCATATCTTTTATTATTTCATAGTGTAACGATAACATCACCAACTTGTGGTTTTAATTCTTCATTAAGATGAAGTATTGCAACATCCCTTGTGAAAATAGTCTTTGGCATAAAAGCAAATTGTAATGTTTCATTTGGTGAAAATCCAAAAATATCAATCATACTAACATCATCTTCTGGTTGATATATAATTTTTGATTCATAGCCTTCAGAATATTCTGTAATTGTATCTTCACCATATAGTGTATCAGTTGATGCAGTATCTAAAGTTTTGACATAATACTGAATAGGAAATCCAGCAATGTCCACCATTTCAACATTAACATTATCAAACAGTTCATGCTCTGGGTTATTAGTTAAATCAGATAGATCTCATTCTTCCATTTATTCTTCCTTTGATTCTTTAATATTTACATATCCATATCTTGCAATTCTTTTAAAGAAATCTTTAGTTCATGGTCCTAAAGCATTTGGTCCTTTGTCAACATATAATCTAAATGCTTCTGCAAATGCTTCTACTGTATTTTTATTTGCATAATTAAGTATTGGCAACTCCTCAACCATTTTTGAATATTTAGCTTTTAATTGTATTGCAATTTTAGAATTTTCAATATCCTTTAATACTCATTTTTTGATATCAGATCTACCTTCACCATTTTGTTTTAATTCTTTCATTTTATCATGATATTTTTTAACAAAAGATTTTACATCATCAGTATCAATTACAGTTGATTTAGTATATATAGTTGAATTTCAATATTCTCTTACTTTTTTAGACAGGCTTCTATAGTAAAATCTATGACCAATTTCATGTATTAATGTTCCTGTACTATTCCCATCCAAACTATTTAGTTTAAGTGTTAGTTCATCATTTGGATAGCTATATGAACCTGCAACATTTCCTGAATCTGTGAAATCAGCGGTAATAGTAAGCCCTTTTAATATTTTTCCAAAACCAGCCTTTTTAATTTTCTTTGCAGCTAATTTAATATTTTTAATAACTTTATTTAATATTTTATCACTACTTTTGGTTCTTCCTCAGTTATCTATTAAAATTGCCATCCCATCAAAACTTATTTGTTCCATTTTTTGATATTTTTCTTTATTTTGGAAGTCATCACTATTTACAAATTCTTCTATATCTTCCCATGCCATCCTAAAATATCTATTATAATTTTGAATATTGTTATTTCTTCTTTTAGTGT